GACGGTGCAGCCCGCCATGGTGGCGCCTGTTGAAAAGCCACCAGCACCGGCAAAAAGGTCGATTGCGTTCATGCTGCAGCGCCCCTCAAATCACCATCACATGCACCCCATCGGGCAGATGGTCGATGCGGCCGTAGATTTCGCGGATGCGCTTTTCTGTGGTGCGGTGGCAGCGCACCATGGTGCGGGCGGGCAGGCATTCCAGCGCCGTCTGGTAGTCCTCCAGCACGGCGCGCACCGCCTGCAGGCCGGGGCCGTCCAGGCGCATGGGCTTGCCATCAAACGCGCGCTCGCCCGCCTTGGCCATGGCGGCAATGGCGTCTGCCAGCAGGCCGCTGGCGTCGGCAATCTCCACGGGGTTGCCGTCGCAGCCGCGCCAGTGGCTGGCGATGGTTTTGCCGGTGGTGGCGTCTTTCACCGGGGCTTCGCCGCACAGCACCAGGGTTTCGAGCAGGTTGACGGCATCGCTGAGCACGCGCCATGCTTCGTTGCTGGGCCGGGGGGAGTGCATCATTTCGCTGAGCGCATCGGCCATGCGCGTGAGCTGGTGGCGCCGGGTGTGCGCTGGCATGGGGGCACTGTCGCTGGCGAACAGTTCGTGCACCAGGCTGTAGTGGGTTTTGGGGGTGCGGCGTTTGCGGGTCATGGCTGGGCTTCGTCCTTCAATCCCCAGCCCGCATAGTCAAAGTCCCGCATTTCTTCTGCGTGCGACTCCGCGTCAAATGGCCACGGGACGGCGCTGGTGGTGATGTAGTTGATGCCCCAGTCCGGCTTTTTCTTGGCCAAGTATTCCGTCATGGCCGCGTTGTGCTTGTCCGCCATGTGCCGTGCGACCGCTTCGCTGGGCGCTGCGTAGTATTCGTCGGGGCCGGGGACGTGGATTGCCCATAGCGTGCTCATGCCACCACCTCCACCCGCCCATCCCTGTAGTACCGCGCCCCGCCCCGGCGGCTGGGCAGGGCAAAGGCATCCATGGCGCCGGGGCGGGCTGCAAAGGCGGTCAGCTCTGCCCCGGTGTACGCGCCGTGCATGGTGCTGTTGACCACGGGCGTTGGCCGCGTGGTTTTCAGTGCGCGCTCCTGGGCGCGCAGGCGGGCCCAGTGTTCCGCGTTGCTGGGGTCGAAGAGTGTGCCCTTGTCCTCGCGCACGTCGCGCATGCGGGCGTTGGGGCGTGCGCCCTGGCGTACGGCGTTGGTGGTAACAGCCCGGCGCAGGTCTGCGGTGCGGCTGATGCCAAGGTGGCTGCAGCGCTGTTTGATGGTGAGCGCCGTGCGGCCCATGGCCAAACTCAGTGTTGTGTAGCTGAGCTTGTTTGCGTTGGCGCGCAGGTAGGTGTCTTCCTCGGGCGTCCAGGTTTTGCGGTGGCGGGGTTGGGCGCTCATGCTGCAGCCCCTTGCTCTGCCACCGCATCGGCTGGCACCTCCACCCGCACCCCAGGCACGCCCCAGGCCAGGGCGGCGTATTCGCTCAGCACCAGGCCCTGCAGGTGGCGGATGTCGTGGCTGTTGTTGATGACGGCTGCGGGCTCGAACAGCGCGCCGCACACCTCGCTGGTGTGCGCGCCGGGCTGCACGGTGCAGCCTGGGCGCTTGATCTGCCAGATGTGGCCGCTGAAGCTCTCGCGCACCAGGGCGGCTTCGTTGTCAAACCGCACATCCGTCAGCACCACGGCGGGCGGCTTCAGGGTAGTGAGCAGCCAGCGCACGCTTTGGCGTGCTTTCTGCACCCAGTATTCGGGGTGCTGCTTGCGCCGGTACTCCGTGCCCCACCACTGCATGATCTGGCGCGGGCTGCGTGGCGCCTCCACGTCCAACGGCAGGCCCGCGCGCATGTGGTGCACGGTGATGGCGTTCACAAAGCTGCTGTCCAGGCAGCGTGCCAGCGCCAGGGCCTGCATGGGGTGCTCTTTGGTGTCGCGTCGCGTGAGGTGGATGTGCTCTACGCAGTAGGCGTCCACAATTTCAGAGCGCAGCGCATCCGCAAACGCCAGCACGGCCGCGCCGCAGTGCGTTTGTAGGATGCTGGCCACCGTGTCTTTGCCGCAGCCAGCGGGGCCAGTCAGGCCGATGATGAGGGGGTCTAAGGTGTGTGCGTGCATTGTGTTGCTGGTGTGGTTTTGCTATTGTTTTGGTAGCTGCTGGCGCGAGCCAGTCAATCCGCAGAGGCCAAAACGGCCATGAATAAAATTGCCGCCACCAGCGTGGCCACCAGCACCAGCAGCACGCCCTCTGCGGCGCTCATGCGGTCGTCTTGCAGGGGGTCTGCGGGCAGCTCGCAGGCTTGCGGGCAGGGGCAGGGTGCGCGGCCCTGGTGGCAGCGGTTGGCTGTGCAGGCCGCGGTGCTGGTGGGGGTAGGCTGGGTCATTTCAGCCACCCCACCAGCACAGCCAGCCCCACGCCGTACACCAGGCCCACGGCTGCGCCTTGCAGCCAGCCGGTTGTCCAGTCGCGCTGGCTCCACACCTCGGGCAGGGCGCCGGGCTTGGGCAGGCGCGGGGGCATGTAGGCCAGGCGGGCGGCGTGCTCTGCCCAGGTGTGCAGGCGCTGCAGGCGGGTGGGGTGGCTCATGTGGCACCGCCTTTGCGCAGGGGCCGCGCGGTCACGGTTTGCGGGCCGTGCAGGGCCAGGGCGTCTGCAATGGCCTGGGCTGCGCCGGTGGCCAGGGCCACGTACTGCAGGCCCGCGCAGGTGATGACGTAGGGGTGCAGGGTGGGGGTGGTCATGCGGCAATTCCCATTTCTGCAAGGTGGCGCGCTGCGGCGCGGTCGATGGTTTGATGCACGGCGGCGCGGGCTTCGCGCTCAAGGCGGGGCAGAAAGTCGGCGCGGTGCTGCTCCAAGAGATCCAGCCCGGCCCGCACGTCTGGATGTATGGCCAGCACGTCCTGCGCAGGATCGAGAAACAGGTTCTTCTCGTAGCAGATGACTCCGCACATACCGAATATGACGCGGCCGGCAAAGCCCGGTGCAGTGCGCAGCAGGCGCGCAAGACTGTTGTAGAGGGCCTGCAGGTGGCCTGCGTCGTCGCAGTCGAAGTCGTCTTCGAGGTCATCGAGCGACTGCGGGCCGTAGCTGGTGGGCCATGGGCCATCGAATCGCCCGTCGATGGTGTTCAGGATGCCCAGCAGATCCATGCCGGCATCCAGATCGCGGCGGGAGGGTTTGGCCATCTTCATGCTGCACCGCCTTGCACGGCGCGCCAGCCGCCAAACGTCATGCGGCCCTGCTGGGGGGTGATGGTGACCTGGGGCGCGGTGGCTTCGGTCTGGCCAGGCAGGGCGGCAAAGTCTTTGGCGCAGCGGTTGGCCTGGCGTTTGGTGGGCCAGCGGAAGGCGACGCGCTTTCCGGTGGTGGGGAAAAGCACCTCGACCAGGTAGCTGGTCTTGGTGGCTGCTGGTGTGGTGGTCTGCATCGTTCCTCCAGTGCGCCGGGGTGGCGCGTGGAGGAATTATTTACCCATGGGATATGTCGTGTCAATATCCCATGGGCAAGTTGTGTGCAAAAACACTACCCGCCCGGGGTGTTCCGGATGCAAAATGGGTGCCCAAGGAGGGGTGATATGGGTGTTCTGGAATGCAGGGACTGCGGCGAAAATGTTTCAGACCGCGCGCCCGCTTGCCCGCGCTGCGGTGGGCCTATGGCGGCGCCGGTGAATGGGGGTGCTGGCGAAAATCGCCTGTTGTCTGCGCTGAAATGGGGCGGTGGTATTTTTGCAACGGCGTGGCTGTTGTCGCTGTGCACCGACGGCGGTGGCGGCACCAAGGGTGCACCGGCTGCCAAGGCGTCTGCTGGCATGACGGAAAGCCGTGCGCTGCTGTTGTGTCAAGAGGCCTTCAAACGCCTGGCCAAAGACCCGGAAGGCGCGCGCGTGCCCTATGTGGCGAACCAGGGCGACGGCAGAGAGTTCTACTTTGCCTGGGGTGCGCAAACCACCATGATGCGCATGCGAAACGGCCTTGGCCTCGAGGTGGCGGTCAGTGGCTCGTGCATTGTGGATGCAGCCTCCGGTCGAATCACCAGCCTGACCATGGATAAAAAATCCATTCTTTGATGCACACTGTAACGCCCGGTGTTTTTTCATAAAGGAGCTTTCGATGGTTTTCAGGCCTGTTCCCGTTTTGCTTTTGGCTGCGGCCGCCCTGGCGGGCTGTGGCACTACCTCAACATCAACCCCCAACGCCAAAACGGGCGCCGCAGCGCCTGCCTATGCAGGCCCTGTGTGCGTTATGGAGGCGCCGCTCTCGCCGGACACAAAGCACAGCGTCATTGGCGAGGTAGAGGCCAGCAAGCAGTGGTACGGCCACCAGGCCGAGCTGGTGCCGCACCTGGCAGACGAGGCGCGCAAGCTGGGTGCCAACGCGGTGGTCAAGGTCAAGCTGTCGCAGCAAATCGGGCTCTGGGCGTGGGCGCGGCCCGTGGGGTCTGGCGAAGCAATCAGCATTGCTGACTTCAAGGCATTCAGTTGCAAGGACGCTGGCGGCGTACTGCGCTGATGGCTGCCGGGCCAACTCATCCGCACAACCGCCCTTGAGGCGGTTTTTTTACGTCTATTGCGCCGCCGCTGTGCTTGCAATATGATTGTGCAAGCAATAATGCTTACGGAGTAATTATGCAAGCAAAAGACTCATCAAAACAGGCTGGCGCCGCGGCAAGAAGTGCGGCCCTGTCGCCTGAACGACGTTCGCAGATCGCCGCAAAGGCCGCTTTGGCCCGTGCAGGCTATCCAAGCGCCACACACGCGGGGCAAATCAAGATCGGCGGGGCTGCCATCCCGTGTGCGGTGCTGTCTGACGGGCGCCGAGTGGTTTGGCAGCGCGAAGTCGTTGGCCTGTTGACGGGCAACAAAAAAGGGGGGCTTTCGCGATACCTGGGGGCGGCAAACCTTGAGCCATTTGCGCCAGAGAAGTTCAAGACCGCCGACTTCGACGCCACCGCCATTGTTTTCGAGATGGACGGTCGAAAGGCCCATGGATTTGAGGCAGAGGACATTGTGGACATCTGTAGGATGTACATGCAGGCGCGGCAGGCCGGGGTGCTACTGTCAAGCCAGGTACACCTGGCCGCGCAATCCGAAATCATCGTGCTGTCGCTGGCCAAGGTGGGGATTGCCTCCCTCATTGACGAGGCTACGGGCTACCAAGAGGTGCGCGACCGGAACGCATTGCAGGCCCTGCTGGACAGGTATTTGCGCAAAGAGTACGCCGCGTGGGCAAAGCGCTTTCCAGACGACTTTTTCCGCCAACTGTTCAGGCTCAAGGGATGGGCTTACCCAACGGTCGGCGGCGCACGGCCTGGCGTCGTTGGGCACTACATCAACAACCTGGTCTATGAGCGCCTGGCGCCTGGCCTGCTGAGGGAGCTTGAAGAAAAAAACCCCAAGGGCGACAGCGGCCATCGCAAGGCCAAACACCATCAGTGGCTTTCTGACGATGTTGGGCACCCGGCCCTGAGTGCACACATTCACAGCGTCATCGCATTCATGCGCGCCGCTGCCGATTGGGATCAACTTATCCATTTAATGGACAGAGCATTCCCCAAAAAAGGCGACACACTCCCGCTTCAGCTAGAAGACTGAGCTTTTGCCCAACCGCCCTACCAACCGCCCACCGAGGCGGTTTTTTTGTGCCTGTTGCGCGGCCGTCACGGCTCTTTGTGCAGCCCGGCAAAGTTGCTGTCGTTGCTGGCCCGCCGCCCCGGCCTGGGCTCAGTGGCTTGAGCCGTTGGTGCCGTCCGCTTGTTCATTAAGAGCAGCTACCATCCGCACGACCTTGTACTGCATTTCGGGCTCCATCACTGCAAACAGTTCGGCCATGCGCTCCAGTGGCGCCGTCATGCCGTAGCTTTCAATGGGGCTGGGTGGGGTGTCCATCCAGCCGGTGGGCAGATCCAGCTTGTGCTCGATTTCCCTTGCGGTGTCGTCTCCCATTGTGTAAGGCGTACCCCGGTCGCTGCGCAGCGTGCCGCTGTGAATCTGCGACAGCCGCGCATTGGTTGACTCCCAGCCCAGCGCAGAGTTGAGATCAACCCATCTGCCATAGCGTTCCTTCAGCATGCCGAGGCGCTGGCGGCGTGTTTCTTGCACGGTTTGCATTCGCGCGATTACATCGCCGCAGGGCAAGAAAATGTATTGCCCTAGGGATGTTGACTTGCAGTATCCCAGGGATACAATGGCGTCCATGGAACTCCTCAAAAATTGGATTGCACAGGAGCGGGGCCGTGGTGTGCGGCTGGCTGCCGCACTGCAGGTGCCCGCGTCATTCGTGACCAAAATGGCGTCGGGCGACAAGCCCATTCCCGTGGAGCACGCCAGCGCCATCGAGCAGTTCACCGACGGCGCCGTGCCACGCCAGGCCATCCGCCCCGCCGACTGGCGCCGCATCTGGCCCGAGCTTGCTGATTCCAATCCAAATCAACCCGCAGCGCCCGCCAATCAAGCGCAGGCAGCTACCAAAACCGTAGCGCTCCAGCAGGCGCGGGAGGTGGCGTAATGCTGCGCTTAGTGAGTTGGCCCGTTGCTCTGGCCCAAGAGGTCGGAGTCCCCGTCCAGATTGGCGTTGAACCAATCTTTCAGCAGCAGCGCATCGCCCGTGGGCAGGTTGAATGCCAGCCAACCGAATCCGCTGCTGCGCGCCCACAAGCGGATGCGGCCGTCTTTCAGGCGAGCTGCCAGCATTGCGGGGCTGTCCTCGATCGTGACGGTGGTTGCCATGGATAAGGGCTCTGCGGGCATTGGCCGAGTGCTGGCAACCGCTGGCAGTTTCTTTGCGCGTACCTCGGCCATGGATGAGATCAGCGTGTCGAGGGCAGCGGTGTCCATTTCCTCGGCGATGGATAGCAGCGCGGAAAGCGCTTCTTCTTCGTTCATGGTGCGGGCCCTTTCTGTGGGTGGTTGGTGGAACTTCCATTCTAGAAAGGCGCCCCGCGCCGCCAATTGGCGCCGGGTTGAGCAGCGCGCACGTCATTCCAGCACCTCCCCGCGCAGCCGCGCCAGCGCTGCCAGCGTGGCCGGGCTTGCGCTGCCGGTGGCCTGCATGCGCTGGGTGGCCAGCTCCAGCCAGGCCTGCAGCTTGGCGCTTGTAAAGCGGGGCTCGCATTCCAGCACCAGCACCAGGGCCTGCAGCAGCAGCTCCAGCGCCTCTATGCGGGCCTCGGGGGTGTGGGGGTTGGGTGGCGGTGTGGTGGGTTTCATTTCGCACTTTCTGCGGAGGTTTCAATGGGCATAACTATTTCAGGCGCGGGCGCCGCAGTCCATGTCGGTGCGGGCCTTGCGGGTGACATGCCTGCGGGCTTGAGCGTTGACGACGCCATCTATCACACGGCGCACGGATACCCCGGTGGGGTAGATGCGCTGGCAGCGCGCATGCGGGTCAACCCCGGCACGCTTTCGCACAAGGTCAACCCGCAGAACAAAACTCACTACCTGCGCCCGGCCGAGCTGGTGGCCATGATGCTTTTTGCCGACGACGCCAGCGTGCTGCACGCAATGGCGGGCGCGTTGGGCTACACCATCCAAAAGGCCACGCCAGACCAGGCGGGCGGCAATGCCGTTGAGGCGGTCATGCGGCTGGCCTGCGCGCACGCAGACTTTGTGCGCGCCGTGGCCGACCCGCTGGCCCGCATGGAGGCCGACGCCAGCGCCTGGCCCACTGGCCACGAGCTGCGCCGCGCCGAGTACATGGCCGCCGCCGTGCATTCCGAGGTTGACCACACCCTGGCCACCCTGCGCGCACACAAGCGGCCCGAGCCGCAAGGGGGCGGGCATGACCGTTGATATCCAAACTGCAGAGCCGCAGCCAGCGCGCGTATCAGACACCAGCGCGCAGGCGTACCAGCAGCTGGGCTGGCTCACCGTGGGCACGCAAACCCGCACCATCTTTGATATCGTCGTCGCCGCGCAGCGCAATGGTGCTGCCGACATGACGCGCCGCGAAATCTGGCACGAGTACGAGCGCATCACTGGCAAGCGCATAGACCCAGGCACCATCGCGGCCCGAGTCAAAAACCTTATCGATGCAGGCCGCTTGATCTCCAGCCAGGACAGGCGCATTTGCAGCGTGAGCGGCATTACTGTGGCTCCCGTTTACGTGCCTGCAAAGCAAGCGAGGCTGTGCGCATGAAGGCTGCTGCGCACGTTGTTTCCCCGTTTGCAATGGTGCCTGTTGAGGTAGCGCTCGATCATCGCTTGTCAAAGACGCACCTGCGTGTGCTGATCTCGCTGCTGTCGTTCCGCTCGCGCAACACGGATACCGTGTTCCCGTCCCGGCGCGAACTGGCTGCCCGCACGGGCCTTGCAGAGACAAAGATCAGTACCGCCACTGGCGAGCTAGAGGCTCTTGGCTGGCTGCAAAAAGACGGCAAGGGCGGCTTCAGCCGCGCCACGCGCTACCGCGTGACGGTGCCGGATTGCCTGCCATCCGTTGAGGCCAAAACGGTTACCGATTCAGTAACGGTAGATGCTACCGCAACGGTTACCGATTCAGTAACGGTAGATGCTACCGCAACGGTTACCGATTCAGTAACGGTTACCGATTCAGTAACGGTTACCGAAGTAGTAACACGCGGGGTTACCGAAGTGGTAACACGCATGCCCGTTACCGAAGTAGTAACACGCAAAGAAGAGACAAAGGAACATACCAATGGAACAGACAAAGGGCAGCGCACAAAAAAGCCCGCGTCTGTTGCAAAGCCGCAAGACGTCGATCAGCAAACCTGGGATGACTGGCTTGCCATGCGCAAGCAGCAGCATGCCGCCGTCACGCAAACAGCGCTTGACCGGCTTGCGACCGAGGCGGGCAAGGCGGGCATGTCGCTGGCCGATGTGCTGGCCATCTGCTGCGCGAACGGGTGGCGCGGGTTCAGTGCGGCATGGATGCGCGGGCGGGATGGGGCAAAGCACGCGGGCCACTGCGCCAGCACAGCAGCGCCAAAGTCTTTTGCCCAGCAGGAGCGCGAGGCGGGCTGGGCGCGGTGGGAGCAAATGACCGGGCGGGAGCATCCCGACCGCATCGCCGCAGACCAGGTGCGCCGCACCGTCATTGATGCGCCTGTGCGCATCGTCAGCCATCCGTTGGAGGTTTTGCCATGACCATGCCGAGCAGGGCGATTGATCGCGTGTTTTCGCGCCTGAGCGCAACCTACGGTGCGGCCTGGGACAGGGCAATGGGCAGCGCCCCGTTGGACGATGTGAAGGCCGCATGGGCGCATGAGCTTTCGGGATTTGCCGACCGCCTGCAGGACGTCGCCTGGGCGCTGGAGCACCTGCCAGAGCGTTGTCCGAATTTGATCGAGTTCCGCAACCTATGCCGCCAAGCGCCTGCCCCGGCTGCGCCAAGGCTTGAGGCGCCCAAGGCAGACCCCGAGCGCGTGCATGCCGAGCTTGCCAAGCTGGCCGCCATGCGCGATGGCGCCCGGCCCGACTCCAAGGACTGGGCGCGGCGCATTCTGGCCCGTGCCGATGCGGGCGAGCGCATCAACCGCATGCCGCTGCTCATGGCTCGCCAGGCCCTGGGGCTGGCCTGATGGCAGGAGGAGAGCCGCCATGCGACCTTTGCAACGATTCGCAGACCGCTGGGCGGCCCAGCGGCGTTTTCAACCTGCTGTGCTTGGGCTGCTGCGCCCGCCTGGTGCGGTCGGCGCGGCCATTGCGCAGGGCGCAGGAGGCCATGCTGGCATCCATCGCCCGTATGCCGGGGGCGCCTTCGCGGGCGCAGGTGCTGAGTCGCCTGCAGGCGGGTGCCCACTCAGCGCCGCCGAATGGGCCGTGCTCTGCCGAGACCACGCCGAACCGATGAGCTGGGAGGGCTGACCCATGGCTGACCTGAACCTGAGCATCCGCATCGAAAACCTGGACAAGGTGCGCGAAGCCCTGAGCCGCCTCAGTGGCACGCAGGCCCGCGTGGCCTATGCCAACGCCATCAACGACGCTGCATTCCAGGCGCGAAAGGCCATGCAGGCAGAGTTGCGCAGCAACTTCGACCGCGTGACGCCATTCGTGGCGAGCGCGCCCAAGGTCTTCAAGGCCACGCACGACGACCTCACGGCGAGCATCCGCCCAACGCTCGACACGCGCAAGGTGTGGAGCAACAGCGGCAAGGTGGGCGTTGACCCGCAGGACGTGCTGCAGGCCCAGGAGTTCGGTGGCAGGCGGCGCGACAAACGCAGCGAGGTGGTGCTGCGCCGGGCTGGCATCCTGCATGCTGGCTGGCAGACAGCCATCCCACGCACGCCCTACCCAGGCAGTGACGACGGGCGGGGCAACCTGCGCGGCGCGTTTTTGGTGCAACTGCTCAGTTACCTGCAGACCTTTGGTGAGCAGGGCTACAAGGCCAACATGACGGCCAAGCGCAAGGCCGGTGTGCAGCGTGGCACGGCCAAGCAGGCGGGTCGCCGCTACTTCGTGAGCTATGGCAAGTGGCGCGACGGGCGCAGCTCGCACCTTGCGCCGGGCATCTGGGCGGCATCTGGCACGGGCGGCGTTGACGTGCGCCCCGTGCTCATGTTCGTCAGGCCAGGCACCTACCGCCCGCGCATCAGCATGGAGCGCATCGCCCGCGCGGCAGACCTGCAGGACTACCTTGACCGCCGCGTGCGCTTCCGCATCCGCAACCTGGCCGAGGGCAAGCTGGCATGACGCCCACCGCCACCCCCCGTCGCGGGTCCTCCCCAGCTCCCTCCCGTGCGGGTAATTCGCGC